ACCATTTCATAGTGGTAGGAAGTGCGGCCAACAAAGATAGCTTATCATTTAGAGTATTCACAGCCATTCTACAATGTATCATTATTCTAATCCGACGGGAAAATACTGGGCAAGAACACTGTTAGAGCCTAGAATCTTCATAGTAGAACTAGTAAGATTTGTAATTTGAACGGCAGTAATGACTCTCATACCCGTAGCTCTCGCACCGGCTATGTTGAAGTAGCAACTTCCTATGTTAAACGCCAGAGGAAAGTCGATACCGGTGACGGCACTCGGAATGAGAACTCCTCCATTGGGGACAATTGCTGTATAGACGTAGGGTCCGCCGACTGTCACGCTATCTACAAAGCTGACCGTAAAGCTGGAATTCAAAACAGATGTTGTGTCTGAAAAATACAGAGCGACACTCGTCATATCAAAGATAAAGATGCTATTCGGATTGTCGGTATCTCCGTTTAGCATTAGAGTAGTTACAAGATTGGGAGCAGCTGGTTGCGTGTAGGTGAGAGTCCCCGTTCCGTTGGGTGGAACATTAAAGCCACCCCCAGCGAAACTTCCCGAAAGATATAAATAGGAGATTCGACTAACAGTGGCTGATAAGGTAACATCTTGTATCGTTCCTCCTACTGTTATAGTTCCATCGGCGGGAGCTATACTCAAGACCCCCACGTTGTTGATTTGGGGAGAAGACGTTGGTCCGATAATCTCTATCCCTTGACCGGGTTTTACAGACGCCACACCCGTATTGGTTAACAACACATCTCCCGTAGGAGAATTTACAGTAAGACCAGCACCGACGCTGAGAGTTCTTACACCATTATTCTGTATGGTTATGTCTCCCGTTGCAGAGGAAACACCCACACCCGTCCCACCTATGAGACTTGTAACACCGCTATTGGAGATGACGGGATTTACGGGATCTGTATTGTCTATAGAAATACCCGTCGAAGGAACAAGATTCCCTACAGCTGTGGAACTCACGACGGGATTGTGAGGGTCCGTATTATCTACACTTATATTTACCCCTTGTGCCACCGTTAAAACTCCATCATTAATGATTTCGGGAGTGTTTGGAATAAGACTGTTAATGATAATCCCATTTCCTCCCGTTATAGAATTTATCCCTACAGATGTAGCAGACACTTCTGTCCAGTTAGGATCATTGATAGGATCTGTTGTAGAAACCAAAGCTACGACTCCCGTTAAGATATAAGCCCCAGAATTGTCCGGAGAAATGACGACATCATTTAATAGATAGTTAGAATCGTTTACCCACAAACCCCGCCAGTTCATCGGGGTTTTGAGAATACTCAATCTATCAAATGGTGTTTGTAGTCCGTTGATGCTCATCTACTGTATTGGGGAGTGAAAATTAGTAAGAAATGACACTGTAATGGACATTGAAGTTAGTCACAGTCACTTGCTGAGAAGTGCTACCGAATGGGACGATAGTAGGAGTGATAGTCAGTCCAGTTCCAGTTCCCGCTTGGACGACAGCTACGCCGCTTGCGCCGACGGCAGCTGTCTGACCCGTGGCGGGCTGTACCGTAGTTGTGACAGCGGTGCTGGCGCCAGATCCACTCGCCGTGAATACAACATTCGTGAGATCGGGGGCAGTCCAAGTTCCAGCGGGCGTGAAAGTTCCCGACCAACTGACCAGCCACTTGCTTCCAGCATCCACGGCGAGAGTAGCAGCAGCAGCAATAGTTTTCGCGGTAGTAGCTGACCCACCATTGGTAACCGTCACATTCAACAAATCCGCAAAAGAAGCACTGGCCGGAGCTGCGGAGAGTGCATACCACCACGAATCACCCACAGAAGGGTCCGAGCCGCCCAACACACACGGCTTGGCTCCGCTCGCATCGCCGAGCCAGACGTATGCGTTGTAATCAGTGGGTGAGATGACGATATCGTTCTTGTAGTACTGCCCAGAAATATCCCAGTAAGGATCGTTGGTGAGGAGATTCGTGGGTAGATTTAGAGTGCGTGGTTGGAGAGCCAATGAACTCAAAGGGTTGGCCAGACTATTGAGGGACATTTATACTAAAGCGTGGGATTTTTGTCAGCGGAATTATTAATTCTGCTGACAAAATGGTATGCTTTAGATATGCTTTAGATATGCTTTAGATATGCTTTAGATTCACATCAGACGATTGGCTAAGCCTCTTAGGAGAGGGGCTTTGGAGCGGCGCACTGATGCTTGTGGTGCCATCTCGCCACCGCCACTTCTGTGTTCGCCACTTTCGCAACTTTCGCCGGACTTTACCATCCCAAGACGGTTGGCCAGCGCCATCATTTTGCCGCCAATCATACGAGCCAAGCTTGAACGGGTCCCAGTAGGTGCGAGAGGTGCGGCAATAATATCTTGCTCGGACAACACACCTTTGATGATTCGTGAAGAGCCGCGAATGGACTCGAAGAACCCACTGTTTGCCGTAATCACGTAGATCTGGGGCTGCACAGAGAAGGGGAAGGTGTTGCGGACAGTTACGTTGAACTGGAGAGTAAAGTTCCCTACCAAAGATGGAGCTTGGCCCGATTGTAGGGTCAAATCTTGAGAAGGCTTGAGAACCAAGAAACCACCCACCGTAGGCACGACGCCGGCAGATGTTGTGGCAGTAGAAGGGACACGGGCTTGGCCAGCCCAAGTGTTCCAATCAATCTCCAAGCCGTTCTTGACTGACATATGGTAGAGCTGCTCGGCAGTGTGAGAGGAGAGAAGACCCGAGAAGTTGTCAAAGTTAATAGAGAGAGGATTGGAAGGGCGAGTAGCATCTGTAGAAGTTGCGATAGGGAGATAACCAGCACCAAACTGGGGGAGAGTAGGGTCTAACGCTTTGTTAGCAGCCGTAACAGATGGGTCCGCAACAGCCTTGACGTAGATGATGAGCAAGTCGGGAATCTGGGGGAGAGTGATAGTCTGAGACTGGAGCTGCTGGACGTTTCCGGAGGCCATAACCACATTCTGGGGCTGGGTGATATAACGGGGGAACTCCATGTAGGGGACAACGCTCTTAGGGGGCAGAGGAATGTCGAGAGAGGGAGTTAAGAATTGCACGTTCACCACACTGTCGCGGAAGACGCCCGATGCTACATTGGTATTGTAGAAGACGGGACTGGACCACGTGGCGGGAGTGAGTGTGAGCGCTCCACCCACCGATTGGGCTTGTCCGCTATAATAGAGCTTCTCGGCTGTTGAGACGGTCTTATTACGGAGACGAAGCGCACGAGAAGGGTCGCGCATGTTCATCACGAGCTGGATGTTGTTGATGCCGAACAGACCCGTGTCGGCGGAATACTCTTCAGCAAAAACAAAGGGGGAGAGGGTGAGCTTCTCGGACACTCGGAACTTGAAGAAGACAGTGGCTACACCATTGACAGTCCCGCCGGCTTGGACAGTGGAGAGGGGGATACCGTTGATGGTGTTCACTGCGTAGCCGTTGAATGTGTAGGCGGGGGCGGCGTTAGCCAAAGCACCCACCAATGGGTTGCCGAACTGGTCCGTGAAGACGATACTGCCCCACGAGCCGTTGGGAATAGTCTCGTAATCATAACCAGCTGTGCTGTAGCCGGCCATAGGGTCGTTGTTCGCGTTCAAGCCATCGGCGTTGGAGAGATATTTGTCCATCATAGTGGGAGTAGTCCTCTGGAGGCGATTGGGCTTGTAATCAGTCAGACGCATAACTTCTGTAAGCACATCTTGGGAGTTGATGGTGACAGTAGTGTCGTTGATAGTAGAAGTCATAGTTGCACAGAGTGAGTTCAGAGGGAAGGCCGCTAAGGAGCCATCCACGCCTAGCTCCAGAAGAGGCTCACCCGCCGGATACTGCCCCACGCTGTCATTCAGAATTACATTCACACCGAGAAAGACGGTAGAGGCCCAGTCCATATCACGAGCGACATAGACGTTTTCAGAGGGAACGTAGATGTTGTAGGTGTGCTGGGACTGGGTCTGGGAAATAGCGTTAAAGGGGGAGTTTGTCAGAGACAATGCGCCCTTCTCCACAGCATATTTAGGACGAGTCTGAACGATGCGGTCATCAAATACAGCCAGCTTCTCAATGTCCGCGCTCATTGTTTATACTTTGGGGCCACAAAATATTCTATGAACGGAAATCAATTCTGCGGAACAATACTTTGATACTTACGTCGGAAGTATTAAACATAGAGAGCGGGATAAGCTCGCCAGTGAGCCTATATTTCCAGAAAACTTGGATGTCTATGTTTCGTATTTCGTCGTGGGAGGCTGTCATAGAAGATAATTTGTATTCGGCGGTCGGTTCATACAAGAAGAAATCACGCCACCCTTCGGCTTTTTCAATAGCTTGGTCTATTACAATGTCCGAAATGATGGGTTCGAAAGCGCTCGGGGAGTTTGTGGTTTTCGTCGCGTTCGTATTATTTAGTTGGATAGGAACTGCCGTGTATTCCTTTTTGATCGGCAACAGTGTAGAAGTGAAGACCAATGACGAGACGGGAGACCATAGAGAACCCGTAGAAGGATAATCTTGTTTTGCGATCCAGTAGAGATTCTGATTGTCGGGAGGTATCAAGAAAAAGGGGTTATAGTTGGGTGGTGGGGGAGCGTTTAGATTCTGCAGTGTAGGGTTGTTGTTCTGAATGTTCGTGTACAGTTGGTTCTCAAAGAGGATTTCATTCCCATAGACCCATCGTGAAAAAAGATTACCACCATTACCTAATTTAACGGGTGTAGTCCCACCCAGAGGCCAGACAATAGAACCATTACCGTTCAAGCCGAAATAGGTGTTGTTGAAGTTAGAGAATAGGCCGAAGAGGTTGTCGTTGAAGAAGAGCCGGAAGTAGGGTTGTGATTCGGGAGAGGGGGGGTCTCCCGCCGTAAAAGGAGCTGCTGTGAAAATGGGGATAGATGGCTGTGTACCCGGTGGGCTTTCACCGACGTTAAACGTTTCTCCCGTTACTTGGCTGCTAATATTGAAATTACGAGTATCTCCATAGATAGAGAAAAGTCTTGACTCTTCGTCGTATTTGATAAAGGGAGGAGCTACGAAGGCAGCCCATGAGCTTTCAGTGTATGGAAAGGCGGGAGTTCCAGCTGTAGCTTCCCATGCGGCTTTAAAATCAAAATAAACAGCCTTCGTTGCATCTTCCAGAGCTGTATTCACGAGACGAGTCCAGTGCTTATAAGTATAGACCCAGTAGTATCGTGTAGATAAATCTTGTTTCACGATTCCACCGGCTGGAGAAACGGGAACGGGGGCAGCTGCGAGATTCTGTGTTTCGGGAACATAGACAACTGGAACGGAAACGGGGGTTATTGTGAAGAGCTTTTGCTGGGCGACTCCGTTCAAGTCCGTGTAGTTCCAGAGCTGCTGGTAGCCTATACTTACATAGTAAATGGTAAGATTCGGTAGTGGTTGGACCGGATAATTGTATCCGTTCGTCTGTATGAGAGGAATGAAGAGAGGCAGATTTTTGCCGATACCATTCATAGCGAAACGAACGATGGAAAAGTAATACTGAGAGGCATCACGGATAACGGGAGCGTCTCGGGTCTCGTTAAATCTTACAATAGCTGG